CGAGATAGAGGCATTTCGCGCTGGTATTACACCGCGGACTAAGCAGTCTATTGAGTGGTTTCGAAGGAAAGCTTCACAGCTTGGAAAGGTATCAATCCCAGATGTAATGGACGAACCAGAACTTTCAAAGAGTACAAGAGCTGTTACAGATGTAGGACCATTAGGAAATATGTATATGTTTCAGTATGACCCAAAGTATAGAATAAGTCTACCGTATTATGATGCGTTTCCTCTTGTTATAATTACAGGTGCTAGAAAAGGAGGATTTATTGGAATGAACTTACATTATCTACCACCAACATTAAGAGCAAAGTTACTTGATGCGATACTCGGAAATACTGGAAGTGTAGGTCTTCCTCGACAATATGTTGAGCCAACAATACATAGATATCTAAACAATCACGTGAGAAGTCAATTTGCATTGGTTGAAAAGCCCGAATGGGAGATCGCAACCTTTCTACCAACTGCACAGTGGAGAAAAGCTCCAGCTTCTACAGTTTATAAAGAATCTAGAAGAACGGTAAGGAGACTATCGTAATGCGAATAGAAGAATTTAAAAGTTCGGTAAATAGCAGAGGTGGAATACTTCCAAACAATAGATTTAAAGTCACTCTTCCTGCAATAAGTGGTGTAAGTGCCAAAGATGCAGATTTATTATGTATCGAGGCGTCAAGTCCTGGAAGACAAATAGTAACTCAACCAAGAAGAATAGGATTAAAAGAAGAAAAAATAGCAGATGGATTTGCAGTAGATGACGTAACGTTACGTTTTTACTTAACAGCGGATAGTTATATAAAGCGTTACTTTGAGTCTTGGATTGAGCTTACTGTCCCTTCTAGACAAGGAGTCATTCGTTACAAAACAAGATATCAGAAGCCCGTAAAGATTAGCCAGTTGAATAAAGATGAAACCATAAGTTACACAACAACTTTATTAGATGCATTTCCTACAACTTTACAGGCTGTAGAGCTTGGAGCCGAAACCACAAACACTTTATCAATGTATGCAGTACAAATGTCATACACAGATTTTATTACAGATTAATTATTGGAGTTATAGAATATGATACCTAAGTTGAATGATACACCTAAGTATGAACTTAACATCCCTTCGATGAATAAACAAGTTAAATTTAGACCATACTTAGTGAAAGAAGAAAAAGTTTTAATGATGGCTTTTGAGTCTAAAGATCAAAAGGCAGCTTTAGACGCTGTGGCAGAAACCATAACAAGTTGTGTCAATGATGAAATAGAAATAAAAGATTTAAAGCTTTATGACATAGAATATATGTTTACAAAAATAAGAGCTAAATCTGTTGGAGAACAAGCAAAGGTCTTAGTTACATGTACATCTTGTCAATCAAAGAATGAGATATCAGTTGATATAGATAAAGTTGAAGTTACATCTCCAGGTGAAGTTGATAACGTTATACAAATAACAGATGATGTTTCAGTAGAGATGACATATCCTAATTTCAATAAAATGATATCGAATGAAAAAATTATGGCTCAACAATCTGATGTAGAAACATTAATAGAACTGATTGCTGATTGCATTGTTTGTATCAATACTGAAGATGAAAAGGTTATGTTAAGAGATGAGCCTCGTGATAAGATTATAGAGTTCGTCGATTCTATGACTAATGATCAGTTTAAAAAATTAAGGAATTTTGTTGAGTCAGTTCCTAGAGTACAAATTAATCATGAGTATGTATGTGAGAGTTGTAAAGAGAAAAAAGAAGTAACTATAAGGAATATTGCTGATTTTTTTTAGTGTGGTCTTCTAATGAATCTTTATTGAATCATTATAAGACCAATTTTGCACTAATCCAACACCATAAATATTCTTTATCAGAGCTTGAACAAATGATTCCTTGGGAAAGGGAAGTATACGTAGCCATGTTGTCAAAGTGGTTAAAAGATGAAAACGAAAGATTAAAACAAACAAGAAGAAAAAAGATATAATGGCAATAGAAGACGCAACACAAAGACTAAAAGACCAAAACGAAAGCGGATTGGACAGAAGACTATTGCTTCCTTCTGTAGCAGTTAATGAATCTCAAAAATCTGAGGACGATACGAAAGTTAATACAACACAGATCGTAAAAGCTGTTACCGGTATAGGTGTTAGTATTAATGATAAGAATGATCTTATTATTGATGCACTGATGGAAATAAATCAAAGTATACTTGGATTGTCACAAGGTAGTGGTTTAGGTGGCGCCGAAAATACACTTCAGACAATATTAAGAGCGCCAGGAAGAGCTGCTAGATCAGTTGGAAGAACTGCCAGAAGAGGACTTGAAACAGTTAGAGACTTTGCATTAGCACCATTAAACCTTGCTGTAGGTACTGGTAAATCAGTTATTAGAGGTGCTGGTAGTGCACTTATGGCTGGTCCAAGGGCTATTGGTGGAGCAGTAGGAAACTTATTTCAAAGTAAGAATATGAAAGCTCTTGTTGACATAAATCAAAAAGCTCTTGATGAAACGACTGCTATAAAAGAATCAAACGAGGATATCGCAGTAAAGATTGAAGAGATAGCCAAGATGTTGTCTTATGAATTTAAACTTCGAAGACAATCAAGATTAGATGAGTTAGAAAAAGAAAGAGATGCTAGAAATCAAGAAACTGTAGTTCCTCCTGCTCAAAGAGAAATAGTAGAGGCTAATGATGATGGATCGACTACTAAAGGCATACTTGCCACACTTGGAACAATACTAGGAGCTAAGTTTGTTGGTGGTAAACTAGTGGCAGCAGGTGCTGTTGCAGGCAGCGCTCTGACACTTGGTGCAAAAAAAGCATTCGGTAGTAAGAGTAATGCTAAAGGTGGTGATGTTCTTAATTTAGAAGAATCTAAAAGAAATAAGAATGATACGAGCAATAATAATCAGAACAAAGATAGTCAAAAAAGAAGTACTGGATCTAAATTAAGTAAGTTTGCAAAAGCTGGTGGAATATTTACTGGCCTAGCTACTATTCTTACAGGCATTCTCGATAAACCTATGGAAGATCAAGGTTATAGTGCTACTGATAGAATAGGCGCGAATGCAGTTGAAGGCGGACTTGGATTAGCAGATTTGACGGTCGAAGGAACAAATCAAATATTAGATACTTTGATTCCTGAAGAAATTTTTGGATTAGATTTTAGGGCTAAAGATCCTAATCTAAGTGGAGATTTTAGAGAAAGAGTTTTAAAAAATAATAGTATTGCAGAAGTTATGGAATCATTCATCTTTCCAAATGCAAAAGCTAAAAGAGAAAAAGAATACCTAGATAATTTCACAGGCGGTGAAGAAATGGACTTTTTGCAGATGGACTTTATACCTCCTCCGACTTTGTTAAGTACTGAACAGCAAAAACAAATAGATGAGAATAGAAAGAAGATGCTAGATTTAGAGCCCAAGTCAGTTCCAGAATCTGTAAAGAATATGATGGCACTTGAACCAATAGTAAATTCTTTTTCTGGTGGTATTTATGAAGCTGTAATGAAGAGAGATAATCAAATCCCAGTGATAGAATTGAATGTTACACCAGGCTCGAATATAAATGAATTATTAGAACAACAAATTGAAAATTTAAATTTGAGTAATGATAAAGGTCCAGGACTTATGAATATGCCAATATCTGACAATTCTGTAAAAAACTCTACTACAAACAGTACGACCGTGCTTAATAAAATGCCATTAAGCACGGTCGATACTAATAAGGTTGTTCCTCTTTAATCGTCGTTAACAAGGTTAGCAAAGTAAGACATTGTGTCATCTTCATCTTTCTTTTTAGATGAAGTAACTTCTGCAGTTTCATTAAAATCAGGAATAGCATCCTCTAGTATGTCTTCAGTTTTCATAGCTGGAGGAGGAGTACTATTACCTAGTTTGACTTCATCACTCATAGATGGAGAGCCACCTACAGCATCTTCGCCTAAGACACTAATCAGTTTTGCTTTAAGCTCAGTGTATGTTTTATAAGACTTAGGATCAGTAAACTCTTCGAGCTTGTGCATTTTATTATACACTTCCTCAAGATAAGTATCATCTTCTGATAGAGGTATCTGTCTATCAAACTCTGATTTATCATAGTTACGATAGCCTTCAACATCTCTGATTTTAAGTTTGAAGTTTGCACCTTCCCAGAAATCAAACGGATTAAGCGGATCCTCATCTGCAAATTCTGGCTGCATGGCATCCATGATCTTATCAAATATCTTTTTACCATATTGATATATGAAGACTTTACCGTCGTTACCTGGGTTTCCAGGATCATTGACTACCAATATGTTTGATACATAATGTAGTCTTCTTTTTTGAGTTCGAGCTTTTTGCTTATCAGACTCAAGACCAGTATTCCATAGTTTGGAATTTAATTCACCAACTGGATCGTTTTGACCAATAGATGTTAAAGACTTTTCAATGTACCATCTACCTGTTGGTCCTTT